TGAGCATTCTGATCACCGAGCCACTCATATTCAGTCATGGCATTACGAGAAATCAGATCATCCAGAATCGGTTTAACGATATCATAGATGTTCTTCCAGGTAGCAAAGGTATTCGGCTCCTCAATGTAGCTCTCAAGGATCGGCCGAAGCGTCTTCTTGATATACAGATTAAGGTTAACCGTAGAGATAAAGATATTGGAGTTGCTTACCGGGCAAGAAGTAAAGTTATGCCAAAGCATAGTTCTCTTACCCTGATACTGAGTGTCCTTGATGACAAAGAGATTCATGTACCAATCTGCAAACTCCTGAAGCTTATCCTTCATGTTCGGAGTACCAAGGTTCTGCATCACTGGACCGAAAGCATCCATGAGAATACCCCGATTCTGACCAGCAGGAGAATACCAAGGGCCATACTTAGAAGCACAAACATCATGAAGACCAGCAACACTACCAATAACGTCGCAGTTACGAAGAACCCCAAGATCATCGTAGTATTTGATACCACCACCAAAGTAGCAGATGAACTCGGACTGGCCAACAGAACCCACCAGAGTCTTGAGAGCAGCCAAATAGGTAGCAGTAGAGACTCCAGCTGCAGGCTTAGGAAGCTCAACCATAAGCTTGATTTCCTGGGCAGCCTTTACGTAACCCCCGATGGTCTGATAGAGAGTGGCATAGCCATCAAGATGCTGATGAACATGTGATAAGTACAAGGCATAAGCATCAGTATACTGAGCAATGGCATTATAGGCATCCTTCCAAGTATCCGCCGTGGAAGAACCCCCATCGCTGCCCTTGGGCAGAGAATAGATGGTAGACGTAACAAAAGCATCTGCAGGGAGATACTCCGGATGATCAGCCATCCAAGCGATCACGGCATAGATATCATAAGTAGCAAGGCCATTGAAAGAAACCACCTCAATATCAACATTCTCTGCCATCTCCACGAAGTTGGCAAGAGCCTGATAGTCAATCTGTTTAGTAGTAGGGTTCCAAGCAATAAAGTCAATTTTCTGAACTCCGGTAACCATGGTGGTATCGGCAGACTGACCAAGCTGGATCCGACGTTTCGGACCGTTGGAATCGAGGTAGAACTTAAGATAAAGGTTATCATAGCTACCATCGAACTTAGAACCCTGCTCCTTGGAACGAAGCTTGAACTGGAAGGAGACAGTACTACTGTTATCCAGAGCCGAAGTAAGAGTCATATCGAAAGTAACCACCGTGTGGGTAGTAACTTCCTCGACCGTGGCATCGGTACCAGCATAGCCATAAGAAGCAGTAGAACCTGCAACTCTGGAAACTCGAATCTTAGACCCAATCTCAAGAGCCTTTCTGATATTTGAGATGGTACCATCCGGAACTACCTCTTCACCGAAGAGCCTCTGAAACTGAGCATAAGAAGAGATCAAAACACTAGGGTCGTTAAACTTCCCCTTAGTAGTACGGGCAAGGAAATGGGAAATCCCATTCTGAGGTACACTTGCCTGTACATTCTCATTCTTAAACTGAATGTTAACTTGAGGTGTGTTTGGCATATTATATTAAAATTAAGGAATTATTCTGTTTCGTTATCATCCGGTTCAGGTTCAGGCTCTGGATCGGGTTCTGGTTCGGGAGGCGGAGGTGGTAGCTCTCCAACATCTATTAAAGTTCTCTTGTCATCCAGTAAACCTTCAAGATCATACTTTTCAAGAAGCACCTGAAGGTTATGGATAGCAGGAAGAGTACCAACATCGGGTTGTTCACCAAGAATAGTATCAAATACCTTGTACTGATATACTTTCTCTAGTAAGCCCAGAGTGTTATTAGGATAGTCGTAAAAGTTACCGACCTCTATGAAGATGTTTCCTGAGAATAGAAAATTTTCTTCATTGTAAGGTTTGATGTAACCTCGCTGTGGTAAAGCCCAGAATAGAATCTGATGGAGTAACCTTAAATCTTCCTGAGTGTTAGCAACCAGGTGTACATCTATGTACTGATCAAGTACTTCATAAGGTTCCTCGTTGATAGTGAAGCCCTGGCCAACTGATTTTTCAATCAGTTCCTTTGGCATTCCTATTCCCCCTGGATAAAACCCACGAGCATTAACAACAATTCTAGGGGTAGTTTTTTGGTCCTTCGCAGAGGCATTAGCAGTTCCAAAGATAGGAATATACTTTGTTAATGCTAGGATGTCAGATTTCATCCTTGCAGCATTAGCCCCTGACTCAGGTAAATATAGGTTTGGGTCTAAGCTATAGCCCAAAGCAATAGCAACCCGAAGGAGAGCATCATATATTGACCTCTCTACTATTTCTTGTGAATTTACCATTGCTTAAGCCATTTAATGAACTCCGGTGAAACCGAGTTTAGCAAGACGTCTCTTTAAATATTTTAGAATATTCTCTCTTAGCTTATTACGACCACCCTTTCTATCAAAAGCCGTAGAGAAAAGGGGTCTAGCTGGTATTCTACCATCCCAACTACCAAACTCCAGCATTTTAGCTAATTGCATCATAGTTAAACCCCTTCTTGAATCTTCGCCCCAATCCTGAGGTTCATAGTACTGATACTGAGGTAAACCTATGTATACTTTGTTAGAATGCTCATCACTATAGAAGTCTACTCTACTGCTCATAAATCCAGACCTATACCATGGGTGGTTAGCAGCAGGATATTTCTTATGATATGATTCTAAGGTAGAAGGAGAAAGCGGAGCCCATGATGGATCTCCGCTTTCCATCATCTTTCTAATAGTGTTAATAAGGTCTCGAGAGAAATCCCCAACAGCATCTTCATAACCCTCATGAATAGCCTTTGGTAGTTCTTTAATAGCCCTATTAGCTTTGGTCCACTCAAGCTGATTAACTATCTTTAACTCCAGATTACCTGGTATAAATATATTCAGATGCTCAATTGAACGTGGATCAAAAGCCATATGACGTTATACTATAGTTCCGGAGTAACCAGCCTTATTAAATACTATTACCCTAGCTCCACCGATGATATATTCCTGAGCAGCTACTACCTGATATTGAGTACCAGGATCATCATCGAAGTCCTTAGAGAATAGGAAATTCAATCCAGAAGAACTACCCTGACCAAACATGGACTTGGTAATATTCACAGAGGAAAGAATAGAAGCAGATAACAATTTATTCTGATCAATAGCCCAAGTACCAGAAGTAAGCATTATGCCATTACTAGCAGGAGCAGATTGTATAGAAACATGCTTACCTGGATTAAGATAAAATTCACCCGGACTACCAAGATCTAGAAGTTCATCACCATTACCAAGTTGAGTCCAACCAGTAATAGCTCCATAAAGACCAGCAATAGTGGTATTCTCTAGGGTGGGTTCGAATCCAGTCTTTACACCAAAGTAAAGATTAGAATTTTCAACCTTCAATCCAAATACTATAGTTCCAGAAAGACCAACAATAGCCCTAATAGTACCCGTAGTATATGGATAAATAGCTACAGAAGCTTTGCCAATTCTAGCAAAAATCTTTTGAAAAGCCTCTAACAGGGTATCTGTAGCAGTAATAGCATTACCCACTACGCTAAGATCTTCCTCATTTGGATTTAAACCCGTAAGAGCCAGATTTTTAAATAAGGCCACAATGGCATTCAATGTAGCCTTCTGTGTAGCTGAAATCTGGATCACCTCAGTACCCTGTGGAGTAACCTCCGAAAGATCAGATATATTAGGAAAAGTAGGTAAGGTTGAGGGGTCAAAATCCGCCATATTAATAATCTATTTTTGGTTGGCCATTTTCCCAAACCAAATGGGTCATAATATAACCCATAGTGTTGAGACCTGTATTTAAAGTCCAAAGTCCATCTCCATTTACCAATTGAATGGTAGATGGAGCTTCGAACTTAAGAATATGCTCTGTTTCTTCTGGGTTCATACGTTGAACCACCACAAAGTATAGAAGAGCCTCGTCTTTAGCTTGGGCTACCTGTGTATCGCTACCAGGCTGAAGAACTTGACCATTTACAATGAATCTGTCTTCGGCCCAATTAAAGTCCCAGTAACCATACTGATTAATGAAATTACCTTTTTTCAGCAGGTTAGATGAGATGTATAAGACTTGGTCACCATCATTAAGTTCACCAGAATCGGTATCCCTCTGACGGTTATTGGCCCAAGTCTTTATATAGTTGTAATGAAAAAGTCCTTCCAAGATTACAGGGATATAGGCCACTGGTCTATCCTCCCCGTAAGCAGGCATCTGGTCTATCTTATGCAACCATACGAAAGGCTGTTTACCAGCATCTGTATCGATAAAGTTGTTTATGATAGTCTTATATCTATTCCAGGCTGCGTCTTTAACGTAGGTTGGCATGAGTTACCTATTTAACGATTTCCATTGGATCTGGTCCACCAAGGAAGCCAGGGGCTCGTTTGTTTACAACCCTTGGAACCATCCGTTCTGCAGGTAACCTCTGGCACATAGGTAAATAAATATCAAGCCTTTCAGCCAACATACAAACCTGCTGCTTGAGTAAAGCCATGACTCCGTTGGGATCCATAGTCTTAATAATAGCTGACAGAGCATCGGAAGCAAAGTCATCTGGGTTGAAGAACTCAACCTCTGAAGGACCAGTTGTGATATGTTTGATTTCTCCTTCTGCTTCGCCAGATTCGGAACTCTCAGACGAATGACTTTCTGAGATATATCCTAGTAGGCCCTGAACTTTTTGATTAACATTCAGAACCATGTATTCATGGGCAGCTAATTCAAGGATAAGCTGGTTTTCTAGAGCCTCATAGTATAATTCATTGTATAATTCTTCAATAGGAATTAAATGATTTACTAGTGGGTGGATATACAGCTGCCACTTTTTAATCATAGATACCTTATTGGCTTGGTTGATTTCCCCAAAGACCTCCTCTGGAAGCCAGGTATCTATCAGTTTATAAATGGTATCTGGCAGGGTGGTAAATACCTTGTCAGATACCATTACAACCTGAATATAACTGTTGCGAACCTCTTCACCTCCCTCTGGGTATGAAAGTTTTACTTCATACCGACCAGGCTTTTCGTAGGTATGTGAGGGGCTCAGTTCATGAGAGCCTTCGGAACCATCTCCGAAATCCCAAGTAGGTATAGCCTGCCCAGTACCCTGACTAAGGTTGGTAAAATCAACCTTTAAGCTATGTACTGAACTGAAGATGAAAAGGACAGTCATATTTATTCTTCGTTGGAGTTAACAGCCTCGAGAAGAGCTTCGATCAGAGTATCCACCGTATCCTCTTCCTCGACTTCCACGTCAAAGGTAGGGGCAATGGCCTTCAGCTGATCAAGGGTGAAGTTCTTCTTGATCTTCTTCTGGGGATCTTTCTTACCGGCAAAGCCAACAAAGGCCTCAGCCAGCTCCTCGACCGTAAGTTCTTTCTTCTCTTCCTTAGCCGGAGCCTTCGGTTCATCACCAGGTTTCTCGGTGAAAACGAGATGGCCACCCTGAAGAGCTTTCCTGATAGCCGGGGAGTTAAGCTGCATAGCATTAAGCTCTACAACTTCGTTCTTAGCGATAGAGATATCGAAATGGGAATCTCTGAAGAAGTTGGCCTTTTTGCCAAGTGTAACGTATCTTGCCATTTTGTTGAGTTGTTTTATTAAAATAAAAAGGGAAGGTCAAGCTATAGACCTGGCCTTCCCAATAGTATGATTAGCCCTCGATACTGTAATCGGTATATTTATCGATATTGAAGAAATCGGGGAAGCCGTAGCTGCTGAAGGCCTTGGAGGCATCAACCAGGAGAGCTGCATCACGGTACATCTTAGAGAAGCCCGTAGTCAGGGAAGCATAGGTAGCCTCCGTCTGGTTGGAGACGATTCGCTCGGACTCAAGCATCAGGGCCTTAGCATTGAGCTTGATCATGGCAAAGCGAGGATCCACCAACATGACCTGGTTCTCATCAACACCCGGATGGATGAAGAAGTTAGCCGAGGACGGGACCGGGGTCTTCAAGTTCAGAGTGGTCTGAGGAGTACCCTGCTGCTTGAGCTTGAACTCATTCAGGTCGAGGATAGCAAGAGCCTCATCCTCACCTCCGATCATGTTCTGGAAGTTGCGGCCCAGACGGGAACCACGGATCCAGACACGGAGGAGATCCTTGTAGACTATACCCTGAGTCGTATCGGTAACACCGATAACCGGAGAGGATTCGGAACCATCAGGAGCGTTACCATTGGTCAGGACTGACATTGCCAGAGAATCCATAGCATAGCCGAGCTGAACACCGAAGTCACGCAGGAAGATGGCCAGGACATCCATAGAAACGTAGTTCTTCACCTCATCGGTAAGCTTGAAGCCACGGCCGATTTTGAAGAGAGTAACCCGTTTCTCACCGAAGCTGACATCTCCCAAAGGGATCGTCTCGGCCTCATTGACTCGGGCAGGAGCAGCATCCGCCGGATTGACGATCGGCATGATCGTAGTCAGGGAATTGACACTCTGCTCAGAGGCAATCAGGTTCGGGTAGAACGGAGCCTCACGGATACCGAGGTCAATGGCCTCACGGATGATCTCCGGGACCAGCCAACGATATTCCTGGGTCGGCATAGAGAAGATGTTCTCCATCGTAGTAGTACGGAGATCAACATTCAGCTCCTTGAAATAGTCCTCACGGGACATGTTGTAACGCTCCTGGATATACTCGGAGAAGGAGATATCAGTCGGGGCGTGTTGATTAGTACCAGCTCGGAAAGCATCCAGCTGCTGTACAGAAGCCGGGAGCTCCTTCAGGAGATCCTGGGCAGTCTTTTTAATAGTCTGTTCAGCCATATTATTATTTCTTTATTGATTAGCGGATGAGAACCTGGATCAGCTCATCGACGTCTGCACCAGGAGTAATGTTGATAAACTTGGTCTCAGCACCACCAGCGGAAGCTGCATACGGCACATAGGCCTCATCAGCAGTCTTGGCAGCTGGGGCGATGTAGCCACAAGGCAGAGAAGTAGTGGCATCGGGGAGTTCCTTTACAGTACCATAGACGACGGCAAAAGCCTCGACCATGACCGTGATCTCCGGACCGAGAGCCCCCTCCGGATAGACCGGATGACGACTGTCGGTAACAGCGATACCGAGATAGATACCGGAACCAGCATAAGCCTCGACAGTACCATCACTGTTGAGCTTAACGGGCTGGCCGGGGACGATTTCTGCCACCACTTCGCCAGTCTTTTTGACCGGGAAGGCCTGGTGGAGCTTGTGTGATTCACTCTTGTAAATCACTGCCTGAGGGGTAGGAATGCCAACCCGCTGCAGAGCCTGAGGATTAATAACTCGCATATAATCTGTCAATTAGATTTACTTTTTCGAAATTCGACTGATGGTGTCAGAGATGGATTCGGCATTTTTACTTTCATCAATATCAGAAGAAAGAGAAGAAGCCCGGCTCACATCCTTGGAACCGCAGGCATTGCAGTGGAGAGGGAACTTCTCTTCCAGCTGATCCTGGTAGGACTTGTCCATAGCCACGAGGGTGTCAAGATCTTGAACACCTTCAATGAGAGAGATGATATGAGCATCCTCCTTACCATCGTTAAGTTTCTTGTAAGAAGCCAGCGTAGCCACCTTGACCTCATTGAAATGGTTCTTGCCCATGTCAATGAATTTCTCGTTAGCTTTGGCCTCATTCTTCAGGTTGTCGATCTGCTCATTAAGAGACGTGATCGTGGAATCTCTATCTGCCACTTTGGTAGACAGGTCTGAATTCTCGGTAATCAGTCTCTTGACTTCGGTGAGAGCCAGTTCAGTGGATGCAGTGGCACCTTCAGAAAGGCTAATCATACCGTCGCCAAACAGCTGATCGAGGAATTGCTGTAATGCTTCTGGCATACTGTTATTTTGATTTAAAGTTATGGAGTTCTGTTGTTCTCCCTCATTATTAATATAACTGGTATTGTGACCACCCTCAGTGGAGTCGATTTCCTTGAAACTCTGGAAAGAGTAGCTTCTGGACATCTTCTCTTTAATTTGCTCGGAGAAGGAATTATAAACCGAATCAGCATAACCCGGATTTACAATCTTACCCTTTTCAATTTTCTGAGCATAAGGGTCCGCCCCGTGGGAAACTAGAGATGTTTCCTTATAGGAAATGATTCTAGTTACTATGCGTCTTACTAGCTCACCCTTTTCGTCATAAGTTCCAATCTTATCCCAAAACTCGTAAGGATCCTTGAATGAATGAGAAGGTTTCCATTCAAACTGAACAGTAACAGAGTTAGAGTGAATGGAGGGAGGATCCATATTGATACCACGAGCAATACGGGGATTAGCCTTAGCATCAATACGAAGAATACCATTCATACCACCAGGAATCTTCTTACCACCATCAACATAGGCATCCTGCCAAGCTACATCCAGAACAGAACCGATAGCATTGCCAATATCGGTACTATGGTCGCAGTTAACAGTCTGACCAATCATGAGGGGCATAGAAGCCTTGATCACTTCTTCTGAGAACTCAGTGGGCATGTAGTTCTTAGAAACAACACAAGCCGAAAGAAGACGGAAGACCGGTTCAATGAATTCATCCCTGGCCGGGTCGAAATCTGCAGGAGTAGCCTCCGGATAGTAAGTATTATAATCAATATTACTACCGAAAAGTCCAAACTTCTCCAAGGATTCCGGAGTCTTCTTA